CGCATATTCTTCTAGTGGCACTCCTAATTTTTTAGCAATTGCTACCTGAGATGAAGTGAGTCTCACTGTGTTGCGACCTGGTTTTACACTCCGCGTAGCCGAAGCTACAGTTTGAGTAGGTTTAGTCGATTCCTTTGTTTCGGTTTTAGCAAATTTGTGTGGGAAGTCAAGTCTCATTCTTTTGTCTACCTCACTATAATATTCATCTGATTGTGCATCAAAACCTTCTTCTTCAGTTAACTTTTTATGCAAATCAAATGCAGTGTAAGTCATTGCACTGTCTTGACCAAACCAAGGATTTTTTTCTGCCCATTCTTCTGCTTTAGGATCAGAAGGTGGTGCTTGTATGGCTTCATTTAATGTAGGTTGTTTAATAGATGCTTGTCTTGCTTGTTGTTGGTATTTATTTTTAAAACTATTGACTCTAGATTCTTCAACACCAATTCTTGCAATCTCTCTTTGTGCTTCAACTTCTGCATTAATGTCTCCATTTTCTCTTGCTGTTAAAAGTCTTGCCTTAGCTGCTTCAAGTCCAGTTTTTAGTTTACCTTCCATAGCGTTTACATAGCCAGGTTCTAATTTAGAAACTTTTGTTTTTAATTGTTCTAATTCAGCTTGACCACCTTTTGCAAATTGTAAAGCAGCTTCTTTTTGTCTTTCTGCTTCACGCCATTTTTTAGTTAACTTTGCAATTCTTTTTTGAACGCCTTCACTGTATTGCTCTAGCTCTTCTTTTGGCTCTTCTTTTTTAGTTTCTTGTTTCTCGTCACTCGTTTCTATTTTAACTTCTTCTGTTTTAGTTTCTTCTACCTTGGGTTCTTCTACTACTGTTTCTTCTTTTGGTTGTTCTATTTCAACCTCAGCACCAGGACCCGACGTGTCGATGTCAACTAGATCTTGTTTATCATCTTCTGGCATAGTTTATCTCCTTCTATGTTATATATTATGCAACACTGCTTCAGGGTCTTTTATAGTTCCTAAAACTTCGTCGTCGTTTAATAGACGGACTTCGCCGCCTTCTATTGGTAATCTTGAACCTGCGTATCTTGCAAAAATAACCCAATCACCTTTTTTACACCAAGGACCTGTTGGAAATTTTTCCTTGTCGTAATAAGCTAATGGACCTACCTTTAAAACATAACCACAGTTAGTGGCTATTCTTAATTTTTCTAAAGATTCTTGTGCAATAATTATTCCACCTTTAGTTTTTTCTTTTGGTGTAAAAGGTAAAACTAAAAGTCTCCATCCTGATGGTATTGGTAACTCATCTTGGATATTTCCTACGTTAGTTTCATCTACCCTCTTTTGAGGTACTACAGATTCAACTTTCTGTTCTTGATATTTTTCTTCCAAAGCGTTTTTATGCTTTGGGACCTCTTCCTTTTGGTTTGTTACTGAGGTCGATAACTGTTCCTTCTGTGTCTTCATTTTGCTCCTTCTTGTTTAGCAGGTTAGAGATTTCCTGAGAAATATATTGGTAGGCATGTGCCTGTCCCAACATATACTTATATTTCTCCATGTTGTCAATGTTTCCAGCCATCATACTATCACTGATGTTGATATATAATTGTTTTAGCTGTCTTTGTATTTTACTTATTAGTTCTAGATCCATTATTCAAAGTCCTCCAGTGTTTCTAGTTTATCTTTCGCTTCAGCTATTTTAGCCAATAGCTTGTTTACTTCATCTAAATGTTGAGGATGTTCTCCGATACCTACAGCACTATTTAGATAAATATTTATTGTTGCGTCTGCTTCTGCAATGTCTGCTTCAAACCTTGCACGTAAGGCAGTTAACATTCCTTTTCTCATTTAGCACTTCCATCTTCTCCGTGCCTGTCTTATTCGTGAATTAGGATCGTTTCGTGTTTTAGCTGACGCTCGTTTTAGTTGTCCAAGAGATCTTGCACAATATGACTTTCTACGTTTTGCAGCTTTTGACCCTTTTTTCACTTTACCGGTCACGGCTGTTTTTAGTTTTGAACCGGGATTTAATCTTCTGTAGGCTTTGACACCGGCTCGAGTCATGCCTGCTCCAGACTTTGTAGGTCTAAAGTTTTTCTTGTTTCTTGAGGGCATTGTGCCCTTTGAAAGATATGCTCTACCTTGTCCTCTTTGAGCTAACATTAGTCTAACATTCCTTTGTAATATTTTGCATACGATTTGTTATTTAATCTTTTACCATCGTACACTGAATTAATTGCAGGTCCTATGTAACCACCTAAACCAGCTTTTGTTCTTTTTGCAAACGTAGCTGCTCTTGATGGTGTTGGTCCTGTATTAGCTTTGGCTTGTTTTCTTCTTACGGCACCCGCACGTTGACCTTTGGACATCGCTCTTGCTTTTGCAATGGGCACGCATTTTGGATATTTTTTTCTTTTTTCTCCACCAGATCTTCCACACTTCGGGTATGAGCCATCCGATTTTTTGTTGGCAATATCTACCCAATTGTCTTTGACCCATTTTCGTAATCCCATTATCTTATCTCGCAGCCGCGTCCTCTTTTTGCAGCTCCTCCACTGCCAAAAGAAACTCTGCCGCCAGAAGCTTTTTTCTTTTTGCCACCGGGTTTTACTTTACCAGAACAAACTGCAGAGGCGTACATGTTCGCATATGCGCTTGGGTATACAGCAAATTTTCTTTTCGCTGCTGCTTTTCCTTTTGGACAAAGTTTTTTGCTACCATCTTTTAATTTAACCCTGCCGCCTCTTCTATACTCAGCGGCTAATTTAGGGCTAATTTTTTTTTGGATAGTTTCAGGTAATTGATTAAAACCTTTTTTGTTTTTTGGAATATTCTTATCCATAAACTACCTGTTTATTTTTCCTTTTTTCTTCGTTTTAGAACCGAACTTACCGTATGATTCATCTCTAGAAGCTTTTAATTGCTTCTTAGTTCTTTTCTTTTTGATTCTCATAGCGATAGATTCATCTTTTCTATCTTTGTACCCTTGTTTCTTTTTCTTCTTAGCTGAACCACCTTTTCTCATAGCTCCTCTATCCATAAGTTCCGTAGGTACTCTCTTCGATTTCATGTCTTCACCATAACCACGTGAATACATCATCTCACCTTTTCTGCCTCCCATGCCACCACCAGCTTTTTTCGTTCTAGCTGACATGTTTCTTAGACCAAAGTTGTTTCTCATTTTTTTCCTCCGTTTCTAAATATTTGTGTTCCTTTTATACCAAAAATACTTGCAACTACAAGCACCCATAAATTCGTAAACCATTTCGGAAGTTCATGAAAATATTCGAAGAACAATTTTACCTTCTCCATAGCAGTCGGATCGTCCGACATTACGGCCCACATTAACACCACGATGGGCGCCGAAATAATAATGAGCACGAATTCGTCTTTATAATCGTTTTGTCTCGCTTCTAACAATTTGCCTTGGTAAGTTTCCTCACCTCGGGCCATTTTCTCTGCATGCATAAGCTGTGCATCAGACATAGCCATTTTAGTCTTTTGTCTGTTGCTGTAAATCTTGCTTCCAGCTTGCAAAGCTATTTTCGCTAAACTGAACCAAGCCATATTAGTACCAAGTTGCTTTAACTGGTTTCTTAGCTGGTCTTAAACTTTTTGTACCTTTCACAGTTACTGTCTGTGAAGTAAATGGATCAGTCATCTCAATTGGAATACCACCTTTTTGCATCCCATCAGCTCCTGCTCCTAGTTCAGGTACAATTTTTACATTGCCTTGACCATTTTTTTTGTTTTTTGCCATATTAGCTCCTTTTTTTCTTAATGCCCGCTTCCGAAAGTGCAATCGCAATAGCTTGTTTACGATTTTTAACCTTTTTATTCGAGTCACCTATCTTGAGTTTACGTTCTTTAAACTCCTTCATTACTTTTTTAACCTTTTTTTCCTTTTTTGTCGACATATTTAGTCTTCCTTCTTAATTATCACACTTCCTGAGCCCATATCTTTAGCATTTGGCAATGTTTTTGATAAAATTGTCTTTTCAATGGATGTATCAGCACGTAAATTTGCTAATTTTTCGTTTTGATCTATCTTTTCGTCATGTGTTTCTTTGTTCATCATTGCTCTCATCTTATCAAGGTTAATTCTGTCTTCTCCCTCTTGTTTTTTTCTAGCATTGTCTTGTGCTTGCAGGTCTAACTCTCTTGATCTTAATTTAGCAATAGGATCGTTATCAAATTGTGAAGTAATTTTCTTTTCTTCCTTCATAAATTCTTCCATCATGTCAGCAATTAATTGTGCTTTTCTTGCTTCTATCTTTTCGGATTGCATTCTAATTTGATTTTGTATGTTTGGATCCATCATCGCTTGTGGATTTTGTTGCATCATCATTAATTGTTGCATTTCAGGTCTAAATTCTATCTCGACTTGTTCTTGTGCCATTAATGACATGTGCTCAAAACAATTTTTTTCTAAAGCAGCCATAACAATAGGTGCATTTCTAGCCATGTTAGTAGCCATAAAATTTAAGTGAGCAGTTATATGTGCTCTATGATCCTGACCAGGGAACGCTTGGAACGGTTTCCCAGCGAGAGCATCAATGTTCTCAATCGCTGGGTCCTTTGGTAAGGGTGGTTGTGGACGTTTTAAAATCTTGTCAATATCTTTTACACCTAAAGCTTCATACATATTTCTATACGCTTGATACAAATTATGTATCTGTGGATTAGATGTTGCCAGCTGCAGTTCCGACTGTGCGAGGGAAATACGCTGTGTCTGAGAAAATATATTGGGATCCGCAACTGGCAATATATCTACCCTGTCATCAAAGTCTGTTTGTTTAATTAGTCTTTGACCACCAACAACATCGTAGGGATATTCTTGAGGTAGATATAGCTTGAAAACTCTTGATAGTAATTTGAATTCTTTTTTAAGTGATGCATAGGTTCTTTTATGGATAGCAGACATTGTTCTGCTTCCTCTTTCTAGCAATGCTACGGTCGTACCCACAGCTGCTTGTTGATTACCCTCACCTACTTGCAGATCTGCTATTGAAGCGAATCTTTGACCTGCTTGTACTACGACGCCCATAAGTGCTAACAAAGTTTGTGATGGTTCCTTAAATGGAAGCATCATAAATGAATCTCTGATGTTACCACCTGGTGCATCTACATCTCTAAATTCACCTGGTTGTATTGATTGTGCATCATCTCTTATTCTGATTCCTCTTTGTTTAAATCCGGCTGGTAAGTTTGATAATGTTCCTGCGTCTAATAACTGTCTTAATGCAGAAGTTGCTGTTCTTGATAATCCACCAATCATATGTATTAAACCAAAACCATAAAAACCTAGTCCTGGTAAAAATTTAAAATGTACAAAATAGTGAATAGCTTTTTTTAATGGATCACCTATTTCATAGTTTCTTCTGATTGATAAAACTTCTCTAGAATTTTCTTCAAGAGTTACAATGTATGGAAGTTTGATTCCTGTTGGCTCTCCGTCTTGTCCAGAATCTTCAAAACCTTCAAGATCTAAATGAACATGACACTCTAAAATATTAAATGTATCATCGTCTCTTCCTTTTGTTCTTCCTTCTAACTCTCGTTCTTTTTTCTCAACTTCAGTTTCATTTGCTGGTCCTGGTTGTAATTCTATATCTCTGTAAAAACCAGAAACTTGTTTTTTTCTTAAATCATTTTCAGATGTTTGCACCCGATGAATGATAGATTCCGCATCTTCTAATGAGGTAGCAGCGTACGGAACAATCAAATCATCTGCGGGAACAAATTTAGAAACAGCTGTTTGTGCTGCTTCGTCGTAGTAAACTTTTTTAAATGCAGATCCTGCTAATGGTAAATGAAATAATAATGAATCAAAATCAGGTTCATAGTCCTGCATCTTTTCCATAATTTGATAGTTCATAAAATCTTTTACACGAACTGATTGTTGATCTTTTTCTGGAGTAGGCATTCCTAAAACTTGAGTTCTTACTGGGCCATCCGCTGGTAATAATTCTTTATAAGCTAAAGCTTGAAATTGTGTAACAGCTTCCGCTAGCACAGGGTGAGTTGCACCACTTGCACCTTGGAAAGGCTCTGTTCTGTTGTCGTATTTAAAACCTAATAAATCTAAACCTTCTCTATAAGTTCTCTCCCAATCTCTTCTAGAATTTTTATAGTCTTGATAATTTTGATAAAGAGTTGAACCTAGTCTTCCTAAAACGTCATCAGGTAAGTGTTCTGCTAAGTTGTCGTAATGGTTTTGTCCACCTTCAACAGATCCAATAGCTGGATCATAATTTATATCAACTGAACCGTCTTCGTTTTCAGTTACTTCTACAGGTTCACCCGATTCAACAATTTTCTGTTGCTCTTCTTTTTCAGAGATTTCTAACTCTTCAGGTGATGGTACTTTTATTTCTTGCTCTACGTTTGGTAGAGTCTTGTCTACGTCTGCCATTTATTTTCTCCAATCTTACAGGTTTAACAGTATTATAATTAATAAGCAACCCCTGTGGGTCAGGTCCTGATTTAGGGGGTATTGTTTTAGTTAATTTCATCTTCTATTGCCTTAATTGTTGCGTCATCTACATCGTCGAGATCGGCTACCGTTCCGTCTTGATCAAAAACAGCTTTGCCCTCTTCATATTCATCCGGTGATTGAATTGCTTTTTGGGTCTCGAGGCCTTCATCTTTAACAAACGTTTCGCCTTTTCTAATTACAAATTCTGATCTATCTTGGATTGTATCGTAAGATTTATCCCCATAGCTAGCACTACCCTCTACATCTCTAGTAACTCTAATATCACCAGTAGTTAAATCTTCTGCCAGTTCATATGAAGCTCCGTCTTTGCCTTGATACAATGTTATCTCCTCTCTTTCTTTTGTACTATATTTATCTGCCTTTTTACCTAATAATTTAATTTTGTCAACGAGCGTCATTAGTTTATCTACACCAAGTTTAAAACCTTCTTGAACAGCTGGATTTTTTGCAGCCGGTGCTATGAACTTACCTAGATAAGGAATTAAAGCTAATATGCCTGCTAGCTTACCTGACGTTTTCATGAAATCTCTTCTGCCTGGATTTTTTAATCCTTTTTTCTTTGGTCCATCGGCAAGACCTAATCTTATAATACCACCTTCAGCAGCCCCTTGTACATCTTCGCCAAACTCTTCTTGTTCTTTTAAATATTCTTTTTGTTCTTCTGGTGATAAAGCATCAAACTCTTCTTGAAATTTTAAGGCTGAATCTACAAGAGCGGATATACCCATTAATCCTAAACCAACAGGTGTTCCTGCTCTAATAGCTTTTAATGGTAAACCCAAATTTAAAATTCTTTGTATTGCAGGATTTTTAACAGCTTCTGCTCCTAAACTTGCAAGAGGTAGACCTGCGTAACTCAAAGGATTTCTTAAAGTTTCTTCTACTCCTTCTTCTTGTACTTGCGATCTTACACCGCCAGGTATAAACGTTTCACCAGCTAAAACACCTAATGGTGTTCCTAAAGTTGTTAAACCTTTTAATAATCCTTTTGCTGCTTTGCCATAAACACTTCTTCCTTTTTTTGTTCCTAATGGTGCAACGGCTGCTGATCCAACTGCAACCTCTGGTAATATGCTATCTGCATCTTCAACACCAGGTTCATCTGCTTGTGCAAGAGTAGTTATAGCTGCTGCTCCAGCTGTGCCAGCCATTACTTTAGTTGCTAAAGGTCCTACTTTAGGAATTTTTTGTAAAGCTTTTAGATACAAACTATCTCTGGCTTCTGGTGTGCCAGCGACATCTTTAAATATTTTTACTCTTTCAGATGTAGTAGCCTCCATTAATCTTTTATCAAGACCAGTGAAATTTTCTGATTTTGTAGCTGCTATAGATCCTAATTTAGGATTTTTTGTAGTTTCAAAATTTTCCATAGCTTGTTGTAATGTTTTGTTGTATGGATTTTTAAGATCAGGTAGTCTTAGAGTTTCAGGATTAATATTTACTTTTCCTTTATTGATATCAAAAGAACCTATTCTGTATCCTGTTTTTCTATTAAACTCATCTTGTAATTTATTAGCTTTTTCTAACAAATCAGCTTGCGCAGGACCACTAATTAATTCTGCTTTTTTTCTTAAATTATTAATTTGAACATCATACGTTCTCTTATACTCATTTAAATTATCTTTAACATATTCTATTCTAGAAAAATTCTTTTTGTAATTTGGAAAATCTTTCATCATAGCTTTGATGTCGGTATGATCTCCAGCTACATTAAAATCAAAAGCGTTCATCATACTAGCTGTTCCTTGAATAAGATTTTGATCAGCTTTAGGTAATCCTAATAATTTAGCCATAGAAATATTACTTATCGCTCCACTTTGAGATGTAAGATTTATAAAGTTTCTTTGAAACTTAGTATCTAAATAATTTTTAGGTGGTTTTATTTTTGAATAGAGTTCAGGTTCATATCTTTGTTCTTGACCTGCATATAAGTGACCAAGCTTCCTTAATCTTGAAACAAGTTCTCCTTCAGCTTTTGCTATATCTTTTCCTGTTGCAGCCGCGTATTCTGCTAATATATCTTCTTTCAATACTCCTGAAATTTTATCAGATGTTTTAAGTTCAGGGGTTGCTTTTATAATTTTATCTAAAGCTTTTACATCGCTAAATATTTTCTTATGTCTGCTTTGTATAAAGTCTCCTAGATTTTGACGATCAACAGAACCTCTGACAAAGTTGCTCGACATCCTTAATTCTGGATTAACCGCATTAATACCTTTAGCTATAGCATTAGCATTATCCACATCAGGATTTTTATCAATAAATTTTTTTATTAGATTATCTCTAAACTTTTCTTCTTGAGGAGTGTATTGACTTAAAGGATTTTTAATTATATTTTTTATTTTACCTTCTTCCTGTAAGTCAGCCATTAATTTTGTAACATTTTTAAAACCTACTTTTTCTTTTGAACCAGAAGGATTAATAAGTTTTTCTTCTACAAGTTTTTCATAAATTTGTTTATCAGTTAAAGTTTTTGCTAACTGAGCAACTCTTTTTCTAATCTTTGGAACCTCACTTATTTGTGTTCCTCTATAAACAAAGTCATCTGGAAATTGTTTTTTAATATAATCACCAGTTTGTAAGGGTGTTAAATCAACGTCAGCTTCTTTTGCAATATCTTTTAGTCCACCTTTAAATAAAGTTTCACCATCATCTATTCTTTTTTGTAAAAAATCATCTAACTTTTGATATTCATCACGTCTTAATACTCCTGGATTATTTCTATTTTTAAATTTTGTTTTTGCTCCTGCTCTTTGACTTAAATTTAAATCTTTTCCCCAATCTTTACCTGGATAGTTTTTCTTAAACCAATCTTTCATTTCATCAGGTATGGCTTTTGCTTCTTTTGGTTTTTTAAATTTAAGAGCTTGTTGAGGTGTTGCGTATTCTGATTTTTTTAAATATTTTTTAATTTCTCTATCACCACTTCCTGCTCCTTCTTTAATTTCAGATATCATAGGAACTCTACCATTTTCTTTTTTAAAATTTGCAGCGAAGTCTTTAAGTTTCTTTTCGGCTGCTTTTTGTCTAAGTATGTTTTTATTTTTAGCTGGATCTACTTTTAAATTTTTTTCAGCATATATTCTTGCTCTTACCCTAGAATTTATTTTATTTCTTGCATCTGCATCAAGCTCTGGCCAGTTTTTACCAAAGTCTTTCTGTGCTTCTTTGTTAAGTAAAGGTAAAATATTAGATGTACCACCTTGACCAAGTTCGTTTCTCTGAATGTAATCTACAGTCTCTTCTTGAACAGC